CGGCCGAAGGCCAGGCCAAGTACGAGCGTGTCGTTCATTTCTTTGAGAAGATTCTGCGGCACAGCAAAGGCCAGAACGCCGGCAAGCCGTTCACGCTCCTGCCGTGGCAGCACCACGTCTTGCGTGAGCTCTTCGGCCGGCTGAACCCAGACGGCACGCGGCAGCATCGGGTGGGCTACATCGAGCTGCCGAAGAAGCAGGGCAAGAGCACCACGCTTGCTGGGCTGGCGCTCTATCTGACCGGCTTCGACGGTGAAAAAGGTGCTGAGTGCTACGGTGCGGCTAGCGACCGTGAACAAGCAGGGATCATATACAGGGAAGCCGCCAGCATGGTGAGGGCTTCGCCTGCGTTGTCGAAGTATTTCGACGTGATCGACAGCCGGAAGACGATCATTCACAAGGCCAGCAACTCGTTCTATCGGGTGCTCTCGGCGGATGCGTTCCGGGCCGAGGGGCTCAATATCCACGCTCTGCTCTTTGACGAACTGCACGCCCAGCGGGACCGGCGGCTGTGGGACGCCCTGCGATACGGCGGTGCCGCGCGTCGGCAGCCGCTGCTGCTTTCGATCACGACGGCGGGCTACGACCGCAAGAGCATCTGCTGGGAGCAGCATGCCTACGCCGAGCGGTGCATCGCCGATCCCACGGTAGACCCAGCCTTCTTTGGCTGCATCTACGCCGCATCGCCAGACGACGATTGGAAAGACCCGAAGACGTGGCACAAGGCCAACCCTTCGCTGGGAGAGACGATCACGGTGGAGTCGTTCGCCGCCGACGCCCGCGAGGCCGATCAGTCACCCTCGAAGCTGAACTCATTCCTGCGGTACAGGCTCAACGTCTGGACGACACAAGACGTGCGGTGGCTCTCGCCTGACAACTGGGCCAAGTGCGGCGGCCCGCTGCGGGACGAGCTCGAGAAGCGGGAGTGGTACGCCGGCCTGGACTTGGCGAGCACGTTTGACCTTTCAGCGTTCGTCATGGTGAGCCAGGCCGACGACGGCACCTTCGACGTGCTGCCGTATTTCTGGGTGCCGCAAGCCAACGCTGCAGAGCGGACGCTCCGAGACAAAGTGGACTACATCGGGTGGATACGCGACGGGTTCATTCGGGCGACCGATGGCAACGTCACCGACTACGACGTGATCCGGCGCGACATCGTCGAACTGTCGCAGAAGTTCAACATTCGGCAGGTGGGGATCGACCGCTGGAACGCGACGCAGCTGGCCACGCAACTGCAAGGCGACGGGGTAGATGTGACAGGATTTGGGCAGGGCTACGGCTCCATGTCGAGTCCCAGCAAGGCCCTTGAGAACTACGTGCTGTCGGAGCGGATTCGTCACGCCGGCCACCCGGTCTTGTCTTGGATGGCTGGCAACGTGGCGATCCAAGTCGATCACCAACAAAATATTAAGCCCAGCAAAAGCAAGAGCACCGAACGCATCGACGGCATCGTTTCGCTCGTGATGGCCCTCGGGCTCCACGCCACGGCGACCGCGAAGCCGCCCGAACAATCCTGGGACATCATCTCGCTATGACCACCGAGGCCACCACGGACTTTCGCCTGCACGAGTTGCGTGGCATTGATTGGGGCAACGTGGGAGGTGGCCGCACGGCGTCTGGCATCCGGGTGACGGCCGACACGTCGATGGCGTGCTCGGCCTACACGGCGTGCATCCGGGTGATCTCCGACAGCGTGTCGAGTTTGCCGCTCCACCTCTTCGAGCGGCAGCCCAACGGCGGCAAGCGGAAGGTGCCCGAGCATCCGCTCTACCGCATCCTGCACATGCAGCCGAACCCGTGGCAGACGGCGCAGGAGTTCCGCGATTGGATGACGGGGCTCTACCTGCACTACGGGGCGAGCTACGCCGAAATCCGCGCAGGTGCTCGAGGCCCGGTGTCGGAGTTGTGGCCGCTGCACCCGAGCCGCATGGAAGTCGAGCGGCTGGAGAACGGCCGGCTGCGGTACATCTACCGCGAGCCCGACGGCCGGCAGACGGTGTACCGCCAGGAGCAGATTTTCGCCCTGCGGTTCACGACAGATGACGGCATCCATCCGATCCCGAGCTATCGCCTGTTCGCCAACGCCATCGGCTTGGCCCAGGCCCTCGAGGCCCATGGGGCCACGTACTTCGGCAACGGTGCCAGGCCGGGCATCGTGCTCGAGAGCGACAACCCGGTGCCCATCGAAGCAGCCGAGCGGCTCCGCGAATCGTGGGAGCGGATGCACCGTGGCCCGGATCGGGCACACCGCACGGCGGTCCTGCCGGCCGGCGTCAAGGCTCACGAGCTCTCTGGCTCCAACGAGGCGGCGCAGTTCCTCGAGACGCGGCAATACCAAGTCATCGAAATCTGCCGGGCGTTCCGCGTGCCGCCGCACATGATTCAAGACCTCACCCGCTCGACCTACAGCAACATCGAGGTGCAAGGCACCGAGTTCGTGCAGCACTGCCTCTTGCCGCATCTCAAGCGGTGGGAGGCCGCCATTACCCGCGACTTGCTCGCGGAGGGCGAGGACGAGACGTACTTCGCCGAGCACAGCGTGGCCGGGCTTCTGCGCGGCGACCACGCGAGCCGGTCGGCGTACTTCGTTTCTGCCCTCCAAAACGGCTGGATGAGCATTAACGAAATCAGAGAGCTAGAGAACATGAACCCGCTCGGCCCCGAGGGGGACCAACACTTTATCCAGCTCAACATGACCACGCTTGAAAAGGTGGCTGCCGGCGACGAAGAGCCGCAGCCGGAGCCGGCCCCCGAGCCGGTTGTTGAGCCGGTGGTTGAGCCGGCGGTCGAGGTTGAAGCCGAACAGGAGGACGTGACCGATGGAGATTGAACGCCGCTCGCTGCTGGTGGAAGAAGTGCCGGAAGCCGAGCTCGTCGTCGAGACGCGGGCCAACGGCCGCGAGGCGATTCGTGGACTGGCAATCCCGTACAACCGGCTCTCCGTGGATCTCGGCGGTTTCCGCGAGCGGATTTTGCCGGGGGCATTCGACAAGATCTTGAGCCGCCAGCGTGGCAAGCAAGAGATCGTGTCGTACTTCAATCACGATTCCAATTGGCTACTGGGCCGCGAGTCGGCAGGCACGCTCGAGATCACCGCAGACGATCGTGGCATCAGCTACACCGTGGAACCCCCAGACACGCAAGCAGGGCGTGATGTCCTTGCCTTAGTGAGATCGAAAAATTTGAGGGGCAGCAGCTTCGCGTTCACAGTCGCGCCGCGCGGCGGTGAGCGGTTTACCACCGACGAGAACGGCCGGGCAATCCGCGAGGTGGTTGAGGCGTCTGGCCTTTACGAGATGGGGCCCGTGGTCACGCCGGCCTACAGCAGCACGAGCGTTGCCGTCGCCATGCGTTCATACGAGGCGTGGCTGGCCGAGCAGACGCAGGAGCCGGCAGCCCAGGTGGACTGTTCGCGTTCGGCCCTGCGGGGCGTCGCCTCCGCCTGGGCTGCCATCCTGCGGACCAAGCATGTCTGACCGACCACGCTGTCAATGCGGCGAACAGCTGCGAACACGATCGAGCCGCGCGTGCGGCGACGAGCGGCAGCGGTATCTACGCTGCCCACGGTGCGGCGCTCGCGCGGTGGCGTTTGTAAAAACAACACATTCTCAAATCCGCTACTGCAAGGCTCCACGGTCGTAATGCGATTGTGAACTCCACGGCAATCACGCCCTGGAGAAATCACGCATGGACCGCCTTAGCACGCTCCGCAACGAGGCCGCCGAGGTTGCGACCCGCATCGAGGCGCTGACCGCGCTCGACTCCGACAACAAGTCCGACATCGACGCCCGGAACCTCGAGCTTTCGGGGCTGACCGACAAGGCCAAGTCGCTTTCGGCGTCCATCGACTTTGAGGCGAAGGTCGCCGAGTCGGTTGCCAACCTCCGCAGTGTGGCCGAGCGTTGCAGCCCGGCCCCCGAGGTGCGTGCCGAGCAGCCCAAGGCCCGGATCGAGGCGGTGCGTGACGGTCGGACGCTGAAGGCGTTCCGCTCGCACGAGGACGCCTACCGCGTCGGCAAGTGGCTCCAGGCCACCTACTCGGGCGACGCCGAGGCGAAGCGGTGGTGCCATGACCACGGGGTCGAGGCCCGCACGATGGTCGGTGGCGTCAACTCGGCCGGCGGTTTCGCCGTGCCCGAGGAGATGTCTGCCACCATCATCCGCAACGTTGAGACGTACGGCGTGGCTCCGACGGCCCTGCAGAACTTCAACATGTCTTCGGACGTGCTGTCGATCCCGAAGCGGATCAGCGGCGTGTCTGGCGCGTGGATGGGCGAGAATGCCGAGTTTGCGTACAGCGACATGACCGGCACGCAGGTGCAGCTCGTGGCGCAGAAGTTTGGCGTGGCGACCAAGGTCAGCAACGAGCTCTTCGCCGACGGCGTGGGCGTTGCGGACCTCATCGCCACCGAGCACTCGCTCGCCATTGCCAAGGCCCTGGACGAAGCGGTCTTCATCGGTGACGGCACCTCGACCTACGGCGGCCACTACGGCGTGACGGTCAAGCTGACCGACGCGGCCTACTCGGCCTCGCTCGTCACGGCTGCCACCAACAACGGTGCCTTCGAGACGCTCGACAAGGAAGACTTCCTTGCGGCCATGGCGAAGCTTCCCCGCTACGCCCTGCCCGGCGCTCGGTGGTACATCTCGCCGGCTGGCTACCACGCCTCGATGCAGCGGCTGGACTTGGCCCAAGGTGGCAGCGTGAGCGTCGCTCAGGGCTTCGGCCTGACGTTCATGGGCTACCCGGTTGTGCTGGTTCACCCGATGAACAGCACGCTTGGCACGGACGTGTCGAAGGTGAAGGTGCTCTTCGGCGACCTCGCCATGGCCGGTGCCCTTGGTCTTCGCCAGGGCTACCAGCTGCGGGTGAGCCAGGAGCGGTTTGTGGAGCTCGACCAGACGCTCGTCTCGGGCGTCGTGCGGGCCACCGCGAACTTCCACAGCCTGGGATCGACGACCGAGGTTGGCCCGGTGGTTGCCCTCCGTACGCACTCGGCGAACTCTTGACCCTCTGACCCTCGAGGAGAATCTCTGACATGATTTCTGTAGCAGCGACCAAGAGCGTCGTCAGCGGCAAGAACGCGGTCTTTACCTCGTCCCAGACCAACACCTTGACCCTCGACACCCTCGGCTACGATTACGTCAGCATCGACGTGATCTACGGCCCGGTGGCGAGCACTTCGAGCGTGGCTCAGACGCTGACGCTCAAGCAGGGCGACACGAGCTCGCCGACCGAGAACGTGACCGGGTTCACGGGCGACATGAAGCCGGCGGCCTACGCCGGCCAGACGGTGTCTACGACCATGACCATCAGCCGCCTTGAGGTGGACTGCCGTGGCAAGAAGCGTTACCTGGCCGTCGCAACGTCGCCAAACACCGACGCGGTGATCGTGATCGCGGCCCGGCTGTCGCGGGCCGAAGAGGCCCCGTACAACGCCGCCACGAAGGGCGTGTCGGTCAACACGGCCGGCTGACGCTTGACGCTCTGAGCACACTGGACGGCTGGCAGGGCACAACGCTCTGCCAGCCGTTTTCTTTTGGGTCACGCACATGCTCGTCAAGGTCGGCGGTTCGCAGGTTGACGTTCGGGTCGAGGCTGTGTTCTCGATG